CAGGATAAGAACTAATTACAAAATCAAGAGTATTATCACCATCGTTATAAGTAACAACAATATTAGTCTCCGTATTGCTGGAAACCATCGCTCCAACTGTGTCGGCGATGTACTCATTCAAGGCTGTACCATTAACGGTATAAGCGTCAGCTTCTAAAGTTCCATCTATATCAGCTCCACCAGAGATGTCTAAACTTCCTGCGGTAACAGCATTGGTGACTGTTAATGATCCAAGTGTTCCAACAGAAGTAAGAGAACTATTAACAATCCCAGCACCTAATGTTGTTGCATTTAGAACTGTTGTTCCAGCAATCTTGAAGACTTTTCCAGTTGTGACATCAATATGCTGGTTCGATGTCCATGCACCAGTACTGTTGATCCAATTCAAAGTCTTATCTGTTGTACCTTTAAGAGTTAAACCACCTCCATCTGCTCCAGCATTAGTACTATTGCCTGTGGCAAGCTGCAAGTTCTTATCTGTTACATCAATCTGAGTAGAGGAAATCGTAGTCGTTCCACCAGTAACTACGAGATCTCCATAAATTGTGGTCTTATTGTTTGATTCAACTTTTATTGCTCGACCACCATTCGTTGTTATAGATAATTCATTCGCTGCACTACGATATAAACCTGTTGAAGCTGCACTTGTAAACGCAAGACTTGGTGCTGCTTCTGTACCATTAGCGAGTTTTAAATCAACATCAGTAAGGTTCTCAATTAAATTAACAACCTTAATTTTTTTATTCTTATTGGCATTACTGGTTTCACTAATATCAACTATGGGAAGAACATCATCTGAAGCTGGAGTGGTCAGTTCAGTTAAATCTGTAATTTTCTTGTTTGCCACTTCCTTCCCTCTTGGATCTTCTTTAGGATAGTCTAATAATACCTATCAAACCCAGAAGAGAGGAAGATTTTCTTGAATCTTCTTTTTTTCCTATCTTTATTTATTAGCTATGAAAGATTTTACAGATCTCCTGTATGAAGTCGATGATGCTTTGTCATTAGAAACTTGTGACAACATTATCGAAAGATTTCAAGACGACAATACAAAAGCCCCCCCAAAAGAACAAATTCTTGAACTAAAGGAATCTATAGACCTTTACATTAGTGATTCAAAAAAATGGAATGATATTGATGAGATTCTTCTCCAATCATTAACTGAACATTTTGAAAAATATACAGAACAAATAGCAAGAGCTATAGGAAGACCTTTATGGATTAATGAAGTAATGGATAGTGGTTATACGATAAAACAATATCAAGAAGCAGATTATGTTAATTGGCATCAAGACACTGGTTTCACAAGAGACGGATGGAACAGAATGCTTTCATGTATATGGTACTTAAATACGATAGAAGAAGGCGGTGAAACTGAATTTGCATTTGAATACAAAATCAAACCATTAACAGGAAAATTAATTATGTTCCCTGCAACTTGGAATTTCCCTTACAAACATCTTAAGCCTATTCGACAGAGTAAATATATTATTACGAGTTTCTTCCTAACTAGAGAAAGATAATAATTTAGCTAGTCCTCATTATGTAACAGAGGCAATAGTAAGGAGGCATGTTTCTATCTGTTCCACTTACAGATCCTGTTGGACTATTCGCCGTATGACTATGAGAACCACCACTATTAACTGAAATCCCTGATCCAGACCAAGCACTCGTACCTGTATTAGATCCATCAGTTCCCTGCCTAACACTGGTGTCGTGATGATGGCTATCTGTGTCAACGCCCTGATCATTTGTGGTTTTTGTATAACTATGAGTATGACCAGGATCACTGATACCGTGACCATGAGATCCAGTTGAGTTGGTGCTGTGTGTGTGACTAACAACTATTGCATCTTCGTAACCACCTGTAGTACCAGGAGCTTGTCCTCCGTTTCCAGTACCAGCACCAAGAACAAACCTATTTCTTAAATCTGGAGTTGCATTACCACCAACAGTGCTTCCATTACATATTGACCATCCACTAGGAATTGAAGCTTCAGATCCATACCAAATAATAATTCCACCAACAGGAACTATGCCAGAAGTCGAAATAGTCTCCCAAGAAGGCGCACTACTAGCACCGTTTGTTCTTAAAAATTGCCCAGCCGTTCCAACTCCTAACGCAACTGTATTGGTAGTAGATGCTTGATATAAAACACGATTGGTAGCACTAATACTAAGATCATTCGGTTTATAAGAAGTACCATCACTATGCAATAAAGACCCAACTCTTAAACTCGTTGAAATCTTCGCACTTCCAGCAACCTCAAATCTATAACTACCAGGATTGCAGTTGACTCCAAGTCCATTAGCATCCCATTGCCCATAAGCAACAGCCTTTGACTCGTTTTGGAAACGATGGCTATCAGCATTATTATAAGCAGTATCAGCATCTACGCCGATCTCATAAGTGCCTTCACTATTCGATATTTTAACGCTAGTTGGAGAACTAGAATTATTTGCATTAGAGTTACAAACATGCAAATGAGCATCAGGATTATTAATATTGACCCCTACTTGATCCCCTTGAATCGTTAATCGTCTCGTATCATTCGTTTTAAAAGTTAATTCATTATCGGCATTGGAATACATGCCTCCATCTGTATCATTACTGCTAAATCCATAACCATGTGATCCATTTGTTATTCCACCACTAACTTTTATCCCCCCAACAACATCTAGCTTGCATCCTGCCGTACCTGATCCAAGCTTTAATCCAGTTGATGTTAAAGCAGCTTGGCGTGATCCTCCTGCCGAGAAGCCAAGAGTACTAGCAGCAGGTAAATATATTCCATTACTAGGAGCTGTACTTCCATCACAACTAAAAGACTGTCCAGAAACAGTACTAGCAGAATCCAATGTCCCTGTAACACTAACATTGCTACTAAATGTCCCTGTTGTTGCCTCTATCGCTGGAAATTGATAAGTAGAAGTTAAAGCACCCCAAGAACTTCCACTCCATTTTTGCCATATATTTGATCCGCTATCCCATTTTATTGCCCCAGTCGGCACGTTTGTTGGCGACCCAGAAAACTGAGTTGCAAGGTCAACATCCCTAGCTTTTACTTCTGCTAAGAAATTTGTATATGTACTGGTGAGTTGAGGATTGCTCCAGTTAGCCATTAGTTACCTCTTGCCGTCCAACTGAAATCCCCACCAACTCTAGTGCCAGAAGTGTTGTATAACAACACTTTAAACGATGTTGGGTTAGGAACATCAGTGAAATCATAAATTGCAATCACAGGGGTTGAACTTCCTTTTGGAGTTACTGTAATTGATTCAACATCTACAAAATCTACAACGAAATTAACTGTTGTTCCACCACTATCACTTGCACTTGCTGTTCCACTTCCTGCATCTGTTTTTTGTTTAGTTTCTAATCTCATATTAAATGCACTTATTCTTAATAAATCATCATTTCCTGCACTTGTAAAATCATAACGGAATTTCACATATCTAAAACTTGTTCCAAAAGCGTTGTGAGAACTATTTGCTTGAGTTGTTGCACTCCCAACGTAATCTGTATAACTCGAACCATTTGCACTAATAGATATTTTTGGGGTAACAGAAGTTGAACCTGCCGCATGTGTTCCAGTTAAAGTTGCCACTATTTTTGTGCCTGCCAATACTGTTCCATAATCTAATATTTCTTGATAAGACCCTGATGTAGCAGAAGGCAAACCATAAATTCTTTGTCCTCCTGCTGCCGTTTCAAACGAGTTCCAATTTGGATATTGAGGCAAACTTGAAGATCCTGTCCCTATAAAATGATCTTGATAAGTTTTAGATGTATCTACATTGACAAACAAACTACCTGAATCAGCAAACGCATTTGTTTTAGTAACTGTTGTATTAGTCGAAGCATTAGTGGCGAACGTACTATCAACATTGGTACGAAGAATATAATCTGGTGGCTGATTAACCGTAGCCGTAACACTGTAAGGCTCTCCAGTGTTATTAGCTGAATCAACTGCTGCTATCCAATAAGTAAAAGTCCCAGCAATCGTTTCAAACACAGTGGTAAATAATCCCTGTTTAGTTCCAATCTCTTCACCACGATTGGTAAAATTAGAAACAGTATCTAAAGGCAAACTTGGCGACGTTTGCTTTTTAATGTTGTAATAAAGAATAGGAAGATTAGAAGGAGCATCACCCCAGTTAAGTAAAACATTGTTATCTATAACTTCTTGCGTAAATTTAGTAACCTCACCAGGAATAGTAACTGTCGCAGTCGTCGAAATCGGAGTTCCATAATTACCATTTATATCCTTTGCTACGACCCAAAATGTTTGAACACCACTCCAATCAACCTGAGTTGAAACTGATAATGCTTTGATAGTTGCAACAATAACAGCATTAGTATTAGAAGTATCTACGACACCATTTGTTACTTGAAAAGAAGAACCTCTTCTGATTTCATAATCTTCAATATTTAACGAACCTTTTGTTGCAGCAGTCCATGACAATTCAAGTTCACTTTTTAATAAAGCATCACTATCTGACTTAAAAGTAGTTTGTATATTAGAAACCGTACCTGGCATCGTAAAAATCAAATCGACATATTCTTCATCCCCATACTGACCCTGAGCGTTAATTGCTCGAATAAAGAACCTCCTATCAGTTTTCCAATTAACAAGGAAAGATAAAGTAGTACCTTTTACTTGTTGTAAACCCGTAGCAGTATCAAAAGTACCTTGATTAGCAGGGCCATGACCTAATTCATAAGCAAAAGTAGGAGTACTCCCATCTTTCGCAGCCCATGATAAATCAACAGAAGTTCCACTGTTATAAACAGCCGTCAAACCATACTCATCTGCTGCAATGTTGGTGATCGAAACAGCAGTGGCAGTACTAACATTTCCTGCTATATCTACTGATCTAACATAAAAATCCTGCACCCCAATAAAGTCTACTTCTCGCTTATAAACTGTCGTATCTAACTTCTCTAAAATATTTGTAAAATTCTGACCTTTAGAAACTTCATAATGAGAAATAGCATATTTCCCAACAACAGAGACTTGATCCCATGAAAGAACGACATTACTACCTTCAAAAGAAATTGAAACTGGACTCGGTGCGACTGGATCACCTATTTCAATAGCTAAAGAAGCAGCAGTAGTGCTATAAACTTCCTCACTGTCGTAAGCTTTAATCCAAAAATACTGCTCACCAGTAGTAATAAATCCAAGGGTATAAGTGTTAGCAGTAAGCCTTGCGATTAAATTTTCTTCAGCGACAGGATTTGCAGCATTATAATAAGCATTATTAGCTAAACCCCACTCTGCATCTGTTGATCTAATTTCATATCCAACAACGTCTAAATCATCGAAGTCAGGATAAACAGCGACTAACTTATCCCATGTAAAAACAATTCCTATTGATGGATCTATTGAATAAGCAAAATTAGTAATATTACTTGGAGGATTTGATTTACCAGTTGCTCCAATTGATCCCTCTAAAGCAGAACTTGAAGGTACTCCTGTTGCATTAAGACTGAAAATCTTGAACTGGAATGCACCAGCAGTTATATCTGGAATCTCATCATTATTTCCCAACTGTGTATAAACATGCCAAGTACCATTATCTTTCCTCCATCTCACCTCATATTTACTAACACCTAAAACAGTTTTCCATGAAAATACTAACTTTGCTTTTACTTGATTTGCTTGTTTATAAAGCTGTTGAACAATAGTTAATGGCCCCGTAGGAGCAGCAGGAATTTCATTAAGATTACTGAAATCTCTTACCGTTAAAGTTTCTCCTGCTTCAACATTTGCATACTTAGAAGCGTTATAAGAAAGTGCTGAAACCTTATATTCAAGTGCATCTTCTTCCTCAACCGAAACAACTCTCCACTGAGTTGTCTGCAAGTTCTGAGCAGAAGTACCACCAGAAGTTTCTAAAACCCAAACACTATTAGCTTGAGGAACACTACTGAAATCAGTTTCAGCCGTAATAACAGATCCAGAGATATTACTAACTGGCCTTGATTCGACAGTCCCTCCAGAAAGAAGAACATGAATTGTTCTTGTATAACCGACAGAAGAACCTTGCGGCAAATCTGTATCTGGGTTATCTCCAATCGCTATACCATCAGCCGTAATTTGACCAGCAGTTGCTGAAACTATACGACCACCCCTTCTAAGACCAGCTTTTAAAGGATCTGCAACATCAATAACTTGACCAGGCCGAACTAAAATTCCAGCATCCAAGCTACAAGTGAAAGTTACAACTTCAGTTTCGTTTTCTTCTGTATAAAGAAGCCATTTTGCAACTCTTTTCGCCTGTGATCTACTGGTACAAGCAAAAGCTTCTATGTTTTTAGTGATTGCACCATACTTATTAATAATTTGGGTGGCTGCTTCAACTCTTTCATACGCAAACGATCTAAGATCTTTATCAAAATATTTAACTACTACTACTGTTGCTCTTGTTCTCTGACTACTACCCGAATAATTAAAACCTTCAGAAGTAATATTCGCCAGCGTAAATAAGTAACTACTGGACTGAGGCTTGTCTTGAGACATCGCAAGACTACCTGCTGACCAATATGGCATTGCCATAAAGACAGCAGACATTGAATTAATTAAATCAAAAGCTTCTGCTCGACCTTGGATATAAACATTACAGGAAAAACGTGGTTCAAAACCTCCGAATCCATCAGCTATTCCATGTTTACCAGTCGTTTTATGGTAATCATTAGTCGTCCCATTAGATCTGGTGTTGAGCGCAGAGCAATATTTAGAAGCAGCATAAAAATCAAATTTACTTAACCGTTCTGCATTGCCGTTAAAACTCGATTGCTCAGAAGGGGTAAGAATATGATCTCCCAAACCATATCTCTTAGATGTCAAAAGATCCCATAAGCACCAAGCAGGATCAGCGCACCAAACCGCCGCCTGAAAAACACCAGTCCAAATCCCATTCTGGGGATAAACAATTGCACCAGTCGTTTGATCAACCGTGACTTGCTCAACTCCTCCAACAACAATTGAAGGGATTCTGATCTTTGTACCTCTAACTAAATAAGCTCTTGATGGAATTGATGAAAACTGTTCAGCATCAATACGAATACCTGCTAAAGCACAATCTGGATAATTCCTACTTGTCTTAGTGACTCTAGTGAAAAAGTCCCAATATGTTTGATTTTGAACTCTAGTTCCATCTGAAGAATTATCTGTTAAACGAATAACCTTAATCTTTGCTTCTGTGAAAGCAGTTGTTGGTAATTGAATTGCATATTGTTTCTTATATTCATCACCAGTTCGGCCTGTAATCGTATCTATCTTTTTATTCGCATCTGTATCACCACCTGGATTAATATCTTGATCGACCCACGCTCCAGTACCACCTGTAGTCGTGATCTGTAATTGAATTTTGATTTTGACCGAAGTACCTACAATGTCACCATCATCTTCAATATGTTGAAGAGCAGGAATCTTAATAACTACACGAATTTCATCAACAGAATCTGAAGTCGTAACAGTTCTAGAGACACCAACAGTATTAGGGTCACTAGCTAAACAAGTCCAAACAAGATCACCATCTGAAGTTGTACCCCCAACTGTTGTATTCCAAGAAGGTTCAGATGCTCCTGAAGATCCACCATCAGTCGTACATTGAAAATAACGAACGACATCACTAATTGTTTTTTTAATATATTGATTTTCAGAGAAGTTATGTTCTTTGATCCAATAACCAGTGTTATTAACTATTTCAGCAGGCAAACTCTCCTGACCTTGAATAGTCGATTCAGCATTATCAAAACTAGGTTCATGCTTTTTATCATCATCCCCACTTGCTCCAATAACCGTTTGATCGCTAGTCCCTTCACGAAACCCGTAACGTACATTCTCGAAGTTATAAGTACCATCACTATTTTGAATAGGAGTATTATTTAGAAAAACAGACTGTAAAGAACCATCTTTTATCCCTTCTATTTCACCCTCAGAAATAAGATCTAATACACTTGCGTAACTTCTACTATCAAGAGAATCTGCCTCAGTAGTCGGTGTACTACCACCACCGCCACCGCCTTTACCACCGCCACCACCGCCAGAACCAATAATTTGTGTCATGTTTAGTTTTGAGTTACGTCAATACCTGCGGAAATAACAACAGATCCTGTTAAGACCTCACCGTAGCAAACAGGAATTGCTGTGCCTGCTCTTCCAGTTTGTTGTATTCCACTGAAGCTAAATTGATTCTGAGGATCTTCTTCTGATTTTGGCGTGGTAGGAGTAGGAGTCAATAATCCAGCTACTCCAGATAAGACCAACAGAAGACCAATATTCCCAGCCATCGCCCAACCAGCTCCTCCAGCAGCCCATGTTGCTACTCCTGCTTGTGCTGTAAACCCAGAAAGACCTAAACTTACACCACCAGTCGTAAAAGCAAGACCAATTAACGCAGCTCCCAAAACAATTCTTCCAACATTTCCAGCTCCAGCAATAACAGGTGTAATACTTATATCTTCCGAACCAATAGGATAACCAATCTCATTTAAAGCTAAAGCAGAACTTCCAACCTCTATTTTATAATGCTGGTTTGCCATGTGCTGCTCTAAAGCAGGCCAATTAGCAACCAAGAAACGAACAGCCTCGGCAGCACTATGAACATCTACTTCAAAAACTCTTTGACCTACAAACTTTGCAAGTTTTCCATATAATTTGACCTTCCTAAGCATGACGCAAAGTAACCCTCCTACCAATACACTTTAATAGCCATTCGTCCAATTGGTCACGACTCGACAATCTTCCTTGTAAATGATGCAAAATATCATTCCCTCCAAGATAAACAGCAACATGATTTAAACCTCGACCTCGAATACTCATTAACAACGCATCTCCTTTTTGCAGTTCTTCATCTAGAGCGAGTTCTCTAAAACCTGCATCTTTCCAACAACCATCAAACATAGGATTCAACCTAAAATCTTCTGGATTAACAGGTCGATCCCAATCCCTTATCTCTTGACCTTGTTCTAAATAATAATCTCTTACTAACGTCCAGCAATCAGCAACACCCCACACCCAAGTTCTCCCTTCCAATGGTGCTTTATATCCAGACGGCTCAAAATAATGCCATTGCTCCAAACTAGGATTCACAATGTACCAAGGCAAACCACTATTTTCACAAGAAGCTAAATCCGCCTGACTAGGAGTTGGTGGTGTCTGAGGATGTGAATGAACTATCGCTAAAATTTCTCCAACATCTTCTGCGGCTGCATAATCTTTTGGATCAAGAATGAATTGATCGTATCGACTTTCAGCAATATTTTTACAAGGCCAATAACATTCTTTCCCCTTTCGTACAATTAATAAACCACAAGCTTCATTAGGATCAGTTTCTTTTGCCGCTAAAAGCGCATCATCTTTCCATGTCATGCGTGGAACGCCCCTATACCTGGGAAATCAACAGGTAAACATTGCCTTTTAGGAAGTCGAATACCAGCAAGATCAAGCGCACTACATAATTCAAATTCGACTAATTCCTTATTTTCATTTACTTTTCGATCTACAAAATAGATCTCATCAGGAAATCTTTGACTTGGATCTGGTTCACCATAAGGGTTTCCAAGTTCTTCTCTTTGGAAATTATCATCATTCTCCATTGCAAAAGAATCAGCACCATCTTCATTCTCAAGGAAGGTATCAGTACCAAAACTTTCAGCATCAACAAATCGTTCAAGAGTTCTTATTCTTGTTAATTTTGCTCCTGCTAAATCATTACCTGCTGTCGTTATATTTACCTCATTCAAAATGGCAGTAATTGTATTAAATAAATTACTGACACGCATTGTAGGTCTTGGCAAAGAACCTTTAGCACCTCCCTTGTATTCAAAGCCTTCAGCCTGAATCGGCATTTGTTGATAAACCTGACCTGCAAATTTAATATCTACAAAATTGCCATTAATTGTGTTACTAGATGCTCCATTATGAAAATAATAAGTAGGCTTAACTGCTTTCCAAGTCACAGTGCCATCAACAACAGTACCTCCTACTGAAGCAGGCCATGAAGGTTCAGAACTTCCAGTAGTACCAGGAATGATAACCCTAAACACCAAACCACTTGCATGTGTTGATGTGCTTCTCACTTCTTTCCCGTATCTTTTATCTTCATCATCAGCCCAAGGACTCCACCCAGCCGTTCTTGCATTGCCATGTAAAGTCGTATCTAATTCCAACTCGAACAATTCAATAATTGCAGTTGGATTTACATTGATCAGTTCGTCATAAGTACTACTAAAAGCAGTCCAGATCAAAGTAGTCCCATCAAGAACAGTTTGACCAACTTTCTCAGGCCAATCAGGTTCTGTGGCTCCACTTGTACCTGCTGTTGTGCATTTATAAGAAAGACCAGTTGATCCTGGCTCGACAGAGACACGAATATCTCCAACGGAATAAGCAGTATCAGTAGCCCACTTTGCTATTGCTGTCATTAGCTAGATTCAAATACCTGTTTAAATTCCATTGAAATCGTATTGTTATTAAAAGATGTCATATCTACACTCCAACTTTCACAAACATATTTCTTGTAATTAGTTGTTGTTGGATCAATCCAATCAAAACTTTCTTTACCATTTCTGTCTTGTAAGAAACCAACTATTTTATCTCGATCTGCATTGGTTCGATTATTGAAAGAAAGATTCCATTGTTTTCTTCTTGTGTTCATCCCCATCGTATTTCTTTGCTGAAAACCGTCTCCGAATTGGGTGATACGAAGATCAGGAGTTTCACTCACACTTGCCGCATAGCTAGGAGCCGTCACACAATTCACAGTAGCGTCATCAAAAATAGCCATAAGAAATTAAGCTAAAAGTCCTCCTGGTCGTTTTTGTTTTACTAATTCTGCCTCAATAGCAGAACCAAGCATCCTGCCTAATTGAGCCATTTGCTTGCCATCGCCTTCGACTTTAGTACCTTTCGCATCAACTGACACATTCACAGTAGTAGCACCACCACCGCCACCTTCAACCCCAAGTCTTCCTCCCTTACCACGTTTTAGGGGCATTATGGCTTCAGGCCCAGCTTCACCCATCAGGCCAACTCCCTTCGCAAATGGGAAGAGTGTAGGACTATTAACTATGCCTCCTTTGGCATAAGGAACAATGCCGTTCTGAGCAAAGACTTTTCCTTTTGCTGCGTATGCTGTTTTTGGAAAACTTGCTTTTTTACCACCACCACCAAACAAACCACCCAAGATTCCACCACCACTAGTAAAGGAAGCAATCATATTAAATATCAATTGTTTCGCAATCATCTTCGCTATATCAGCAATAACAGAACGAGCAAACTCCTTAAACTTCAATTTTCCAGTCATTACAAATTGACTTAACGCATCAGCAGCCCTGTCGAACCATGACGCTGTGACGTTTGCAATTTCTTCTCCACTATTTTTCACTGAATCTGCAAATTTATCCCAACCACCCTGTAATCCTGAGAAAGTGTCTTTCCCTGTAGCTGTAGCTGAGTCAAATGTATGTTTAGTACCTTCCAAATTAACATTTAATTTTCCTACTGTTTCCCTTAATTTTTCTACATGCCTTTCAAATTCTTCAACACTTTTAAATTGCGTAACACCTTCCAACATCCCATCTCCATCTTTCCATCTTTTTAAAATCTTCTCTGCATTTTCAAGATCTTTCATTGCTTCGTTCAATGGGATCGTACCATCTTCAAGATCTTCAAAATAATTATCCCAACGAACAGTATCTTTATAAATTTTGAAAGCAGCGAGAGAAGCACCAAAAGCAAGGATCATCTTAGGATGCTTCATCATTTCAAAACGCATATTCCTCAACAACTTTTTCGTATTCTTTAAAACCTTCATAAACAAACCAAAAGCAGCCCCACTAGCAACAGCTTGAACTGCTAAACCTAAAGCATAAAATCCACTAGCACCTGCTAAAACAACAACTGCATCCATTATGTTATCCAATTGTCCAGCAATAGGTTTCAGAACAGCAGCTAAACCTCTAAAAGCTCCTGCTCCAATTTCAGCCAAACTTTTAAGTGCAGGTATCAACGAAACAAGTAATTCTGCTCCTATTTCTTGAAATTCTGCACCAATAGGTTTCAAAGCTGTACCAACTGCAATCTTTAACTTATTCATTGAAATTTGCGCCCTTGCCCCTGCTTCTTCTGAAGAAGCCGCTATCTTTTCTGCAAGTGGAGCATACTCATCACCTAAGCTCGTTACGAACTTACTTAACATGTCTAATCCTACCGTTCCATCTTTCAAATTTTTCTGCAATGTTTGAGTCGAAATATTATTTGCTTTAGCGAACTTCGTAACTGCCGCAGGGAATCTCTCGCCCAATTGTCCACTCAATTCTTCTGCACTTACCTTTCCTTTTGAATATATTTGAACCATCGCTGTGATCGCAGACTTAACATCATCTGCACTACCAGCAGTACCCTTAATTGCAACAGTTGTATTTAAAAATGCTTCGGCTGCGTTATGAATATTTCCACCAGCACCTAATACAGCAGCACTTAGTCTCGTCATTCCTTTTATCGCTACTTCTTGCGGTACGTTATAAAGTTCTGTCGCTTTAGCTGCTGCTGCCATAGCAACGTCATAATTTTCTTGATCTTTAGTTATTCCTTTCAATGCAATTTTGGATTTCTCAATATCTGACGCATAAGTGGCAGAACCACCAATCGCCTGAGAAATCGGTGATAAGACTTGGCTTGCAACAAGGCCACCAGTAATAGCACCACCAGCCATGTCACCACCTGGCCTTAAAGCTTCAACACCAGCTCCAAGTCCCGCACCTAAGAAACCAGCAGGCCCACCAACAAAGCTCGCACCTAATATTGACTGACCCGTTCTTGCTAAATTTCTACCGCTAAATTTGTTTGAATTTAGCTTTGCTAACGCTTTATCTGTTTGTTGAATGGCTTGAGTGGTTCGTTTAAAAGCAGCACTTGTAGGATCTAACTCATTTCTAATTTTTTCTAACCTACTTCTTTGTTTTGATAATGTATTAATATTTGTCTTTCCTACCTTTGTATTTTTATTAAATTCATTTGTTAATTGTTCAACAGATTTTGCAACTTTCTTAACTTCAGGAGCCTTAAAAGCTTGACCTTCTAAAATACTTTGCTTAGAAGGAGGTAATAATTTTTGAGTTAAATTTACTGTCTTGCCAGCAGCTTGTGTAACTGTTTGATTGCTTTTCTTTAATAAATCATCAAATTCTTTTTCAGTCTTATTTAATAATTTTTTCGCATGACGATATTCATCAGTGTCAAGAGTTAAATCCTTCACATTAGAAGATAACTCGGCAATTCTAGCTCCATAACCAGCTTCTGTTTTAGGAAACTCTAAACCTTTTAAATAATCTTCCTGAGAGCCAAATGTTGTACTAGCAGGTTTAAATGCTGGCCCGAACACCTTTGTAGGAGACTTGGGATCATAAATATTATCTGCGAATGTCTTAGTTGGAGTAGTAAACAAAGGAAGAGGCGCACTCCTCTTCTCTCCCATCATCTTTTGCCAATTAGAAGTCTCTATATGAGACTGAAGAAACCTTGCTATCCAAGGTTGATTTCTAAACTTATCTTGTAAACGAGTATCTTTTTGAACAGGGCCAATTCCACCTCCTGCGACTTGTGTACTGGTACTGATCTGACCTAGAGATCCCATCCCTGGCCCCATACCAATTCTGAAATTCTTAAACCTTTTATTATCTAAAGCAAGTCTTTCTTTATCCAGCATGAACCTTTGCTTGTCCATCGCAAGGGCTTCTGCCGCAGCAAGTTTTTGCCTACTGACAGCAGCAGAATATTTATTTGTCTGATCTGTAAGTGCTTCTACAACTCTTCTATAAGTATCACTTTGAACTGAAATTTCTTTATCTAAACCTAATTTTTCTAGTTGCTCTTCATTTAATTCTCCAAGAGCAAAATCTAATTCTTTAATTCTTTGTGCTTGCTTAGAAGGTTCACCACTTCTGTCAGTACCAAGACTCCCTAATCGTTGCTTAAGAGTAAAATCAGCCCTAACTCTTCTATTAAATTTCTGTTGTGTCTCTAATTTTTTTTCAAGAACTATTTGAGATGTTAATTCTTTATTTAAAGTTCCAATATCTTTAGAAAACTCCTTATACGCATCTGAATTGAAGCCAACTTGTTTTCTTAAATTTGTAAATGCTGCTACTTGACCTCTAATAGAATCAGTTGTCTTGATATTTTGAGCAGCAAAAGTTTTTATCTTTGACGCTAACTGACTAATAGATCTATCAGTATGTTTAGAGCTTTTATCAACTAAAGATAAAGCTTTCCCTAATCCTTGAACATCTT